ATAATCAACAATTCCAGCAGAGGCAACAACTAGTTGGTTTTGAGATATATCAGCATCACCTTTAACAATAGCTATTGTTCCTTTACCACTACCATCCAAACTACCATCACTATTTTTATTTGGAATATCTGTTATGTATAACATATCAGATTGACCTTGTATTGTAAATCCAGTACTCTTAATATTTTTTCCTTCTGGATTTATATGGAATGGATTACCATAACATAGTTCATATTGTGCAAATTGATTAACTAGTGCTTTTAAATTCCTTCGGATTCTAACTCTTGTTATATTAGATGTAATCGCATCATCAATATTATCAATAACATTCAAAATTTTACTATATTTAAATCTACCACCAAATTTGTTAATATCAGTCGAAGATCCATAAGTGGTAAGACCATTAATAACCTTTGTCTTTAATTCAGATACAGTCGATACCTTTGATGGGTTGTAATAAACAAAAGACTCTAGTTCAACATATAATAATTTTAAATCTAGAATTTTTTGGTTGATACCTGCTAATGAATAACTTTTTAAATTAGAAAGAATTGAACTTTTATCAAAATCTGATACAAATTCACCATTTTTAGGTTTAATTGTGATTAAGACTGTTCCAAATTCTGGTGGATCTAACTCTTCACCACCAACAACTGATACGGATTCGGTATTTGGGTATATTTGTTGTACTATAGACTCATAATCCCTTGCTGTAACTGCTCTGTGCTGCGATGAATACAGTCTAGGTGCAAAATACTTAATTGAGTCAATTGATTCAATATTACCCCCATTAGCTGCCGATAAGACTGTTGTAATTGTTGGTGTGGTTAATGGTAATTGAATTTGATTTGAAGATGATGCAACACTACCTGCATAGGTAAATGAGGCAGGACCATTACCTTCTACACCATCTGTGACAATATAAGCAACTGTGATCAAAGAGTCATTATCTAACTTTTTACCAAAAACTCCATCACCAAATAATAGTTCATATTTCTCATCTGCAATCTCTTGAATTAAAAATACTTCTGATGTATTAGTAATGTTTAAAATATTATCAACTTTACGATATTCTCTTCCCAATCCACTTTCTGACGTACCTCTTACATAAACTCTAATAGTTGATGCATCTATGAATGAATTTTCTAAAGTAAATCTTTGATCTAATGAACCATCAACAGTAAATGTTTTTGATAAGTAAGTTCCTTGATATACTATTACATCACTGAACGATCCTGTACTTGAAATTATGTTTCCTGACCCATCTACTGCTTGAGTTGTAGTGGTTGTTATTGTTTCTGGTATTGAAAATACGTAAGAAGTGTCATTTGATGTACCTACACACACTAAACCTGCTTGGAGTGTATGTGTTGGTGTGTTTCCACTTGTAGTAACATCGAAAGATACAGTTGCTTGAGCAGCAGTTCTTGATCTTGGTACATATCCAACGTTTCGAGCAAGTGAAACAACGTTTTCTCTGACTGTTGCAGAGTCTAAGAAAGACTCATTCACTATCATATTTGAGTTAAACGCAGTAATATAGGTATTATATGCTAAAGTATCAATTAAAACCGAAAAATTTGATCCTTCAAAGTCAAAATCAGTAAAATCTGAGTTTGAACGGATATAATCCTTGATTGAAGTCTTAATTTGATCAAAATCTAGGTTTGTAAACTTAGTAAAAGGCATTTATCTTGTTGCTTCGAGCATGAATGTGAATTCTTGTGTAGGAACTTCTTGTCCAATAATATCAAAAAACACTGTAACCTCAAATTCATTCAAATCTGGTCTAGGTTCAACCTCAACTGTTACATTTTCTATTCTAGGTTCAAAGTTTTCAAGTGTAATTTCAATTTGGTTCTGTATTACTGATGCAGTACCAAAATCTACAAAGTCAAATAGGCTATTTCGTACTTCCGATCCCAAAACAGAGTTAAAGAACCTCTCAGTAGGGATAGTTTGCACTAAATTCCTTACAGATTTCTTAATTGCGTTCTCATTTTTAAGAATTGTAAGGTCTTTTGTGACTGGATGAGGGTCAAAAGACAAGCTAATGTCCTTAAATGCCCTTGATGTCCGATTTATTGCCATTAAAACAGGTGTTTTCCTGTTTTATTTATGACACTTTTACAGAATGTTATTATTTATCCTAATTCTGGTTCAAAAGGTGCTCTTTTCTTCTCCATTGCTGTATTTCCAGCACCTACATTCATATCAATTACATCTTCTTCGTTTAAATTAAGGTCAACTGCCCTTTCTTTTGCTGTTTTCCAGAAATAATTTTCTTCTGAACCCAATCCATCACGATCATGACCATTTTCTACTTGATAGTACACTGTTGATACCTTAAAATCAGGCATTTTAGGTGTTTCTGGTGTAATACTGTTATCATAGATACGCATTCTATTGTTTGGATAGAGTGCAAACTGTCCATTATCCAGTTCTAAGAGGTTATGAGACTTATGTTCGGCAGGTTGTTCACTTGTAGAGTAGTCAATTGAGTCTACATCTTGGTGATAGTTGTCTAAAGTGCAAATATATGTGCCAGTTTGGTTGCCATAGTCTCTTGTATAGACCTCATAATGCATTGAACCGATAAATTGCTTCTGAACTGCAACTACTCCATAGTCCATACAGTTCCAAAATTGCAAATTATGCAGTGTCATGTCAGGTGTAGGTGTCTCTGGGTCTGATGTAAACGCAGAAATTGGTAATTTATCGAACATTGCAGCATATTCGGGTAAATATGTCTCAAAATAAAACGCACGACCAGGTATACTCTTCGCAGATACCCATACTCCCTTTACAAATTCACCATGACCACTCTTATGATCAGTCAAATACTCTTTTCTTACCCATACTTCATAAGAAGGTAGGTTCGCAATCAAACAAGCCATCTATTTTCCTTGTCCTTTGTATCTTTTACGAGCCGAGTTACGGGATGTTGCTGCATATTTTGAATGCTTTCCCTTTCCTTGACGAGTTTTTTTCGGGTGGGTTTCAATTGTGTTACCCATGCTAAATGTTTTTGCCATTAGTTTTCTTTAATTTCTGTTCTAAGTTCGAGCGGATGCGGACTACCATTCTCAAAGAAGTCATCTGCTAAGTCCTGCATCTTGTCCATATACTCTTCTTCTGTGAGATTATCAAATAAAGTCTCACCCTTATGAGTAATCTTATATAACTCTTGTTTTTTCATGTCCTACACGAATACGAGGGTCACACATAATACGGAAACCTGCCTCTTTTGCGTCTAAGCAGAAGGAAACGTCCTCTCCGCACATGTCTTGAACAGCACCAGATTCAAATATCTGCATCTTCGGAGCAAACCAAGGATACTTAATTCCTTCGTCTTCAAATACTCCATGTTTGATAAGTAACCATCCGAAACCTGCATAGTCCACTGTGAATGGTTTCTTTCTCTTACTAATTGAGTCGATGGTCTCATGGTTCATCACTCCACCGTTACCCTTGAAGTCATCCTCATCTAACCAGTGAGCGACTGAAGTTGTTCTTCCATCTTCTGTACAATACCAACCTGATGCAATCTTTTCGTCCATTAAAACAAGTTGATAGAACTTCTCAACATTAAAAACAATGTCAGAGTCAATCCATAACTGATAATCATACTTAAGTTTACCATCCCAAGGTAACTGGTCAGGACCTCGAAGAACATTTGCACCAAGACATTTACAACGGGCAAAATTGACCATTGATGAATAATCTTGTGATATTTGTATACTTGCTTTGTTTTGTACTAGATCAAAACAGAGAGTTACAAAGTTCTTTAAAAATGTATATGATACTCCTCGACCTGGTAGACAGAACACAACCGTCTTACCTGCTATCAATTTTTTTGCTTTTGCAGCAGCTGATTTAACAGTAAATCCTTTTGCCATACTATGTTTCAATTATAATTATATAATACACTATTATCTATGCATTGTCAATAAGAAGTTATTTTTTAGTTTTGTTCGGTTTACCTTTCTTATAATTGAGTTCAATACCCTTAAGGTTAAGTAAAACCATCTTTGTTTCTGTCATTGTCTTATCATAAAAGACAACTGTTTCTTCGTGAATGCCTATGTCGCCACTCATAATTTCTCCTGTAAAGTACTTTTATATCAATTTCTATCTTTCATTTTATCATATAACCTAAGTATTTACAAGTTTAATGATTGCTTTATATTTACTAATAGGAGTGTTCTGCAATATTATCACTGTATTCTCCATCAACTTCTGTATAGGTTAGATCATCTCTATGATAGGAAACATATAACCTATCCCATATAATTTCAAATAATTCTCTTTCTAAATTTTTAAATAGCACCTTGTCTTCAAGGTAGATGTGGTAGGTCTTTTCCTTAGTCATCTTTTTCTGTGATGATTACTTCTTCTGTATCAATATTAAATCGAAGTTCAGTTCCTTCATACCAACTCATCTCGTTCATAATCCATTCGGGTATGATGGTATAGTATTCCCCAGTAGTCGGATCAGTCTCTATAGTGGTAAAAATTTCTGCGGGATTTTTTTTCATATAAGTGGATTTCATTTTCATTTCTGACTTTATCTATACCTGGGGAAATTTTTGTATATAAAATGCAACATTTATCACGCTTCCGTAACACTTTGTAGGTTAGGTTCCCTATGCGTTTTTATATACGGGGGGCGGCAACCCCCCAACTGCTGTATTCACTAACGAACGATATTAAAATTATAATGTGAAAATGTCTCTCTGTCAACTAACTTATATGTTCCGTGACTACCTGCCATGACATACCCCTCACCGTTGATGTACTTTTCTCCTAACCAGCAATCACACTTGAAATTGTCTCTCATAAGTTCCATGAACTCAGTCTTTATACTCTCCACAAGTAACCACAACCGCACCAACTGATAATTAGCAAACTCTTCAGCAACAACCTCATCACCATCACGGATGTATGCGTTTAGATCCTGCTTCAACTGTG